ACGAGTTTATTACAATTAAAATTCATGATGGTTTATATGATGAGTCAAATAAGTTCTATTTTATGTCTGGTCAAAAAGAAACTAGATTAAGAACACATTTACCTTTATTAATGCATCAAGCAGATCATATGGCTGCTCAAATTGAATTTGAATTATGGAACAATGCATCAAATAGTATTCCTAAATCAAAACCAATTAATGCAAGTAAAGGAGATAAAACATTAAGAGCAGCTAAAAAAGTAAACACAGAAAATAACCCAAAATTAGCATCAGCAACATTAGATGTTATAGATTCATTTTTTAAAGATTAAATATGATAACACTTAGTATTATACTAACAGTAGTAATAACTGCTTCTACCTTTATAATTAGAAATTTAATTGTAAAGAATGAAAAATTAGAGGATTTTATTACAAAACAAAGTGAAGCTATCACTGCTTGTGATGTAAGATTAAAACAATTAGATGATAAAAATGTATTTTATGCCGATGATGAGATAGGTTTTTTCTTTAAAGAAATACAAAAAATACAAGAAGCATTAAATGAATTTACTTTAAAATAAAATTTTACATGCCAGATAAAACCAAATGGGCCCCTAAACCTCCCCCAGAACCAGTAATCACTGGTTCTTTTACGCCCGGATTAAAAAAAAGAGGTAGAAAAAGAACTAAAAAAAGATACTTTACAGAAGACACAGATGCTGCTATAGCAGAATATCTAGCATCATCAAACCAAGATGAAAGAGACAATATATTTGCAAGAAGAATACATTATCCCTTCTATAAATTGGCTGAAAATTTAATTCATACATTTAAGTTTTACTATACAGAAGTGGATGATTTAGAAGATTTAAAACATGAAGTAATTTGTTTTCTTTTAGAAAAATTAGATTATTTTAAGCCAGAAAAAGGTACTAAAGCATTCAGTTATTTTTCGATTGTAGGTAAAAATTATCTTATATTATATAATAATAATAATTACAAAAAGAAAAAATCAAAAGTAGACGTTTTAAAAGCAGATGAAGATGATGGTGTTTTACACCAATTAGGTAGAGATCAACGTAAACAAGAAATAAAAGATTTTATAGATTATCTTACTGAATATATTGATAAACATATGTTTACTATATTTAAAAAAGAAAAAGATAGAAAAGTAGCAGACGCTATTAATACTCTTTTTAAGCGTAGAGAAAATTTAGAAATATTTAATAAAAAAGCACTTTATATTTACATTCGTGAAATGACAGATGTAGATACTCCTGTAATAACAAAAGTAACAAAAATTCTTAAAAAAATACAAAAAGAATTATATCAAGAATTTGATAAAACGGGACATATAAAAATTTAAAAATTCCATATTTATAATAAAATAATATGGATTCATTAAACCAAATACTTTTTGACGATAAATCCTTTGGTGATTTACTAAAAGAAATTCATGGTAATCAAAAGAAAAAAGCAAAACAACTTGCTTCTTTAATAGCTGAATTACGTCCTTTAGTCCAATCTTTAGGTGATGCTACAGTTGTAGTTCCTTTAATTAAGGAATATATGGAAATTAGCGTTAAAAATGATGACCAACTAATTAAGATGGCTGCTATTGTACAACGTTTATCAACAGGAGCAGCTTCAAGTGGGGATGGTGGTTTATTAACAGCTGAAGAAATGGATCAATTAATGGATGTGGCTGAAGAAATAGCCAAAACTGTTGAAAAACCAAAAGAAATAGAAGCACCTTCACAAGAAGAATTAGAAAAATAATATGGCTTTATCAGGAACAAATAAAACAAAACAAGGAAGTTTTATAAACGAAGAACTTTTAGTACCAAAAAGAGTTGTAGATATTATATTAGATATAAATCACCCTCAAGCTAAAGAATTTGGAGGTTATGATGCAATAGGGACCATATTTTATACAGATCCTTATGATTATGCAGGGGAAGAAGAAACCTTTAATAAAGAATTTGCCCGTCCTTTATTTTCTTTTATGAAACAATATCCTTTAAGAGGTGAAATAATATTAATATTAAATTCATTAAGTAAAGATTTTTATTTTGTAGATAATTCTCAAACAACTTATTATTTACCTAATGTTAATATATGGAATCATCCCCACCATAATGCTTTACCAGATCACCCGTATACAGGTGGAGAAGATGTAGAAGATCTTCTAGATAAATATAAAATGGTAGATGGGGGAGTAAAAAGAACACCTAGTGATGGTTCTACAGATGTTGAATTAGGAGAATATTTTAATGAAAAGTTAGATATACAACCTTTATTACCTTTTGAAGGTGATACTATTATAGAAGGTCGTTTTGGTAACTCAATAAGATTAGGAGCCACAGCTAAAGAAGCAAAAGAAAAAACAGCTTATTCTACTAAAGGGGAAACAGGAGATCCTATAATAATTATTCGTAATGGTCAATATATAGAAGAAGATAGAGATAGGGGATGGGAACATACAATTGAAAATATAAACACAGATGATTCTTCAGTTATTTTAACTTCAAATCAGGTTTTTCCTAATTTTCAAATTGTATCACAACATTATCAATCGTGGCAAACAGAATATGATTTTTTAGATGTAAATGAAGCTAATGATGATTTTGATAATATAACTTTAGGTTCAGCTCCTGAAAAAATAGAAATTCCCGAAGAAGAAGAAATAGAATACGCAGGAGAAGATTTAGAAGATGATAACGATAAAGAAGAAGAACCAAAATGGGTAAAACACGTTTCAATGTGGAATGGAGAAATAAATTATATCAACGCAGAAATAGCCACAGAAACAGACACAGGAGGTTATTATTTTGATCCTGAAAAAGAAGCAGAAAAAGATGTTTCTTATAGAACTAAAGCAGCATATGAAGCTGCTCAAAGTCAATCAGAAGACATTAATAATTTAGAAGGTAGAGAAGAAGAAATACTTGAAGAAGAGGGATCAATATATGATTTATTATTAGAACAAGACAATTTTAGTGAGTCAGATTTTTCATGGAGTGTAGCAGATGAATGGTCAGCTAACGCTGATCCTGAAAAAGAAAATGATCTCTACAGTAAAGAAGAAGTAGAATCAGAAAATGTAGATCCAATAAATACACAGGAAGAAGAGGAAGGAGATGATAGTGAAGACGACAACGAAAACGACACAGATATAGATGTAGATGATACTGATCCTGATGCAGATAATGATACTGATGTTTCAGGAAGTGAAGACAACACACAAACTTCAGAATCTATAGCTGTAAATGTAACAGGTTCAGGATTATTAGCTAATAGTCCAACTCCAGAAGCTATAAAAGATTCATATTATTCTTCAGACACAGATGTTCCTGATAATTATTTTGATAATTTAGTAACACCTAATTTAAAGGGTACAAAGAGTTGGGTGAAAAACGCGAATGGAAATAGACAGGCACAATTTAAAAAAGAAAATTATGGAGGAAAAAATTGGGCTGGAAGAAAACCAGAAGCAGATCCAAATAATACTGGTTGGAGAGTTGCTTACAATTACAGAGGAGCTAAATTTCTTATTCCTAAACCCGCCCCTCTTTCAATAGCCATACAAAAATGGAGATGTGATTTAGGAAGTACAAAAACAGTAAAATGGAATGATAAAAGAACAGTAGTTGATGGAAAAAATCTTAAAAAAAGAGCATCACTTTATAAAGGAGATCCTCAAACAGTTTCAATAAAATATTTATGTATTCATACAACAGCAGGAGAACCAGTTATAGATGGTTTAGATGGATGTAATTTTCATCTTTATAGTAGTTGTTGGCCTGCTTATGGATATAATTGGTTAATTGGTATTAGAGGAGATGTTGTTCAAACTATGCCTGATTATGTTATGGGAGTTGGTATTGGTGCTGGTTCTAAAGGCATAGGTTCATTTATCGCTAAAGATGGAAAAAGATACTATGGGGGGGACTGGTCAAATCCTACTAATCCTGGTTATGATCCTAAAGCTTTAAGTGCGTGGGGAGAAACTACTCATGCTAATAATAACAATACCATTCAAATAAATTGGTCAGGAGGTGCAGAACGTTATTCTGGTAATGATGCTACAGATATAGTAAATAAAGGAAAGGATGATGAATATAAAGAATATGTATATGGAGTTCATGATGTAAGTAAAGGAATGGGAATTATAGCCAATGAAGAGAATTGGAAAAGTTTAGGATCTGGAAGGTTTAGTCACACAGTAGGATATGGTACAGTTACAGATAAACAATTAATTGCAATAAAAGAATTAATTTACATTTACATTAAAAGATATCCAGACATTAAATTTTTTGGACATAATCAAGTAGCTGCAAAAGCATGTCCTTGGTGGTGGACTCCTACGTTTTTAGAATATGTTTTAGATGCTCCTGATCCTAATAATCCTTTACATTCACATCCAGATGATTTTCATGATAGAGATTATTACATAGTAAAAGGAGGTAGAAAAAATACAAGCACAGGATTCTATTTAGAAAATGCTAAAGACGCAGGATTAAGAGCAACAGGAAAAAAAGGAATAGAAAAAACTACAGGATGGAAAAAACACGGATTAACTGCTGCTAATATAGGAAAGAAAACCAAAAGTAATTATTAGAAAATGGCAAATCAAAATATAGAAATAGGAAAAATACCAGACAGACCTTTTGCTTATCAAGGTAAACAGGTAATAATAAATACAGACAGAGTAGTATTGCAGTCTAAAAAAGATAGCGTGTTAGTATTTGCTAACGATAGTATATCTTTTAGTTGCAATAAAAGTATCCATTTTGACACAGGAGATACAGGTTATTTTATTGTTAATACACCTAAAATAGTATTAGGGTTAAAAGAAAATGATAAACTACCAACGGAACCTGTTTTATTAGGAGAAACAACTGAAAGATGGTTAAAAGATCTTTTAGAAGCTTTAGATGAATTAACAGACATATTAGAAGGAAATGAAAATCAAGATTCAGCTGGAGATGTTCCTTCACCTGTACTTAAAGGTGCTATTACTAAATTCAAAAAGAATTACATAAAACCACTAGCAAGTAGAATAGGTTATAGTTATAATGGGGATGAACAATTTAAATTTCAAGTAGACACTAGTGAAATATCTAGTAAAAGAGTATTTACAGTATAATGGAAGCAGTATTAGGAAAAATACAAACATTAGTTAAAGGCCAATTAGGAGGACTAAAAAGTAAGGTTAAGGCTGAAGGTCAAAGAAAAGTACAAAAAGTTAAAGAAAAAGTACCAACTAAAGACCAAATAATGGAACAAATGAAAAATAAAGCTTGTGATCCTGCTAATAAAAAAAGATTAGAAGCTAAATATAATAAAATAAAAAATAATTTAAAAAAATTACAAAATATAGCATTAAAAGCAGCGGCATTAATAGCAGGATTAGCAGCAGCTTTAGCTGCTTTAAGAGCCCTAATATCCATATTAGATGTAATTATTACTATATTAAATGTAATAATTAAAATATTAAATATAGTTGTAAAAATTGTAAAAATAGTAGTTAAATTTTTAGGAGGAACAGGTACTGGAGGTGCTATAGATGTAATTTCTCGATTAATATCTAAAGCAGAATATCAAATAAATAAATGGAAAAAAGCTATAAATAATGCTAAAGATTTTATAAAAAAAATGTTAAAAAAATTTATAAACCCAATAGCAAAAATATTAGCAAAAATAGCAGCAGCACTAGCAGTATTAGCTGGAATAATAGCAGGAATAATAGCTATATTAGAAATGGTTTATATGTTTATTATATCACAATGTGCCTTATCTCAAGAAAATAGTATGTTATCTAATGATAATATCAATAATGATGAAGAAACAGGAGAAAATGGGCTAGGTCAGGGTACAGGTGTAAATAATAATTATGCTAGTATAGCAGCTATGTTAGATGATGGAAAAACCCCAGAAGACATATTAGGAACTTTAGCAAATACCGGTAATACTGAATTTATTGAATATACTTATAATGCTGATTTTCAAACAATAGGATATGATAGATTTAATGAAGCAGTAGATTTACTAGATATAGATCCTTCATCTCTACAAACAGAATCAGATAATTTTGATTTTGGAATAGATGATGATGAATTTAATAGTTTAGTAAGACATTATGGGGAAATGAGAGGACCTAATTTAGAATATAACCATTAGTAATTATTAATAAAAAATAAACTTAATTTATATTTATAACAAACAACAATTAAAACATGAAAGCAAAAACATTTGAAAACTTAATTAGAAAAGTAGTTAGGGAAGAAATTGATTATGCGTTACGTAGAGAAATCAAATCACTAAAGGAGGATTTACGTGATGAATTAAAACCAACTATCATAGAACATAAAGAAAAAATGGTTGAAGTTTCACCAAAAACAAAAAATTCTTTAAAAGAAAAGATTATGGGTAAACAATTTAAACCACAAAACTTTACAAAGAATTCAGCATTAAACGATTTATTAAATGAAACAGCAAGGGGAGATACAAGAACAGAAGAATCATCTCCTGCAAGTTTAGCAAGACCTTTTTCAACAGGTGCTCCTTTACCAGCGGACACAGCAGGTATGCCTACAGAAGTAGCAGATGCAGTTACAAGAGATTATAGTGGTTTAATGAAAGCAATAGATAAAAAGAAAGGAAAATAATAAATGGCAATAGTTCCAAGAAATAGAAGAATTATAAATATAGATCCATTAGATCTAAAAGAAAATGATAAAGTAGCAATAGGAGTTACTCTTCCTTTTGATGGGTATGCTGTTTTTAATCAATCTTTTACTACTAAAGAACAAGTAAAAAGTAATTTAATTAATTTAATGTTAACTTCTCCTGGGGAAAGACTTATGAATCCTGATTTTGGAATAGGAGTTAGAGATTTAATATTTGAAAACGTAATAGATCAAGAATCTTTACAAAATAGAATAATAGATAGTACTTTACAATATATCCCTGAAGTAGAAATATTAAATGTTAATATACAAAGAGTAAATGAAAATACTTCTCCTGAAATACATCAATTAAGATTATCAATAGGATATGCCTTAGTAGCAAACGACCAACAAGATGCAATACAACTTAACTTTTATTAAAAATGGCATATTCAAAAACATCAAATAAAACTCAAGAAAAAGATATTAAATATCTAAATAAAGATTTTAGTGATTTTAAATCTCAATTAATAGAATATTCTCAAAACTATTTTCCTGAAACATATAACGATTTTTCAGACGCTTCTCCTGGAATGATGTTTATGGAAATGGCAGCTTATGTGGGAGATGTTTTATCTTTTTATCAAAATACACAATTACAAGAAAATTTTCTTGCTTTAGCTAAAGAAAAAGAAAATCTATTTAATTTAGCTTATTCTTTAGGATATAGACCCAAAGCAACAAATACAGCTAATGTAGAAATAGAACTATTTCAATTAGTTCCTGCTAAGGTATCCAATGATCATCAACCTGATATGGATTATGCTTTAGAAATAAAAGCGGGGACTGAATTTATATCTAGTGAAGGAGCAACTTTTACTAGTGATAAAGATGTTAATTTTAAAATAGATAGTGAATTTGAACCTACTGAAATTTCTGTATATCAAATAGATACTGTCACAAATAAACCCGAATATTATTTATTAAAAAAGAAAACAAAAGCATCTTCAGGTACTATTAAAACAGAAACTTTTGATATAAATTCATTTGAAAAATTTTTAACATTAGACATAACAGATTCAGGTATAATAGGAATTGACTCAATAGTAGATTCAGATGGTAATAATTGGACAGAAGTTCCTTACTTAGCACAAGATATAACATTTGATGCTATAGAAAATATTGCTAGTAATGATCCCGAATTACATGGATTTAATGCTCAAACCCCTTATTTATTAAAAGTAAAAAAAGTACCAAGAAGATATGTTACTAGATTATTGTCTGATAATTCTCTTCAAATACAATTTGGGGCAGGAGAAAATAGTGTAGTAGATGAAGAAATAATACCTAATCCTGATAATATAGGTTTAATGATTAAAGATGGAAGATCAAAATTAGATTTTGCATATGATCCTTCTAATTTTTTATACACAGGTACCTATGGAATAGTCCCCGTAAATACATCATTAACAGTAAATTATAAATGTAATAAAGAAGGAATAAGAGCTAATGTAACTGCGGGAACTATTAATCAATTTGGAAAAATAGACATAAAACATAATACTAATTTAAATGCAAGTGTATTAGAATATGTAAAAAATTCTTTAACAGTAAATAATGAAGAAGCAGCAACTGGAGCAGGATCTGGAGATACTATTGAAGATATAAGACAAAATGCAATGGCATCTTTTGCAGCACAAAACAGAACAGTAACTAAAGAAGATTATTTAATTAGAACTTTATCTATGCCTCCTAAATTTGGTAGAGTAGCTAAAGCATATATAACACAAGATGATCAAATTTCTCCTTTAGTTTCAAGTCCTGGTAGAATACCTAATCCTATGGCTTTAAATTTATATGTTTTAGGTTATAATAAAAATAAACAACTAACAACTTTAAATGAAGCTACTAAGACTAATTTAGCAACCTACTTAGAACAACATAGAATGCTAACTGATGCTATTAATATAAAAGATGCTTATCATATTAACATACAATTAGAATTTGAAATAGTAACTTTTAAAAATTTCAATAATCAAGAAGTTTTATTTAATTGTATAGAAGAATTAAAAGATTATTTTAAAATAGATAAATGGCAAGTAAACCAACCTATAATAAAATCTGAAATATTTAATAACATAGGAGCAGTAAAAGGAGTACAATCAGTAGTAGATGTAAGATTAAATAACATAGCAAATGAAATACAAGGTTATTCTCCTTACAAATATGATCTTGACGATGCTACCTTAAAAGGAATTATTTATCCTTCACTAGATCCAAGTATATTTGAAATAAGATTTCCTAGTGAAGACATTAAAGGAAGAATAACACAATACTAAAATGGCATATTACTCTATATTTCCCGAAAAAGACGCAACAATATATAGTCATCCAGACCGATTAGGACTAAATACTGGTAAAGATGAAATATTAGAATTATTAGAAGAAAAAGATTCATCTAAAGAAGTATATTACCCTTCTAGATTTTTAATTAAATTTAAAAACACAGAAATTAAAGATGTTATAGAAACTAAACTAAATGGAAACGATTTTAAAACACATTTAGAAGTATTCGCCGCGGAACATAAATCATTACATACAAACCATATAATACAAGTTTATGCCGTTTCTCAATCATGGGATGAGGGTACAGGTAGATTTAAAAATAATCCCTCATCATCTAATGGTGTAACTTGGGAAATGAGAACAGACACAGGTTCAAGCGCTAGAGCAAAATGGACAACTTCAAGTTTCGCATCTAATTCTACTGGTTCTTCTTGTGAATTTATGACATCAGGAGGAGGAACTTGGTGGACAGGAGCTAATTTTATAGCAGAAACTTCTTTTTCAAACGCAGATAATTTAGATATAGACATAAATGTAACCAATTTAGTAAAATTCTTTTCTGCAAGTTATTATCAAGGTGCTACTTACCCAACAGGAATAGAAAATGAAGGTTTTTTATTAAAAAAACCAGACGCTACAGAATGTGATGCATCGGCTAGTTTTGGTGAATTACAATATTTTTCTGTAGATACACATACGATTTATCCACCAAAATTAACATTTAAATGGGATGATTCATCTTATTCTCATAGTGGTACTACTTTAACTAGTGGAGATATATTTTTATCATTATATAATAATAAGGAAGAATTTCAAAGAAAATCAAAACAACGTTTTAGATTAACTACAAGAAAAAGATATCCAGATAGAGCTTTTGTAACAAGTTCAAATTTTTTAAATATACAATATTTACCTACTACTAGCTATTATGGTTTACGTGATGCAACAACTGATGA